CCAGCGGCTATTCCAGCACGGCGGGTTCGAGCGGCGATTACAGCACGGCGGGTTCGAGCGGCTATTCCAGCACGGCGGGTTCCAGCGGCTATTCCAGCACGGCGGGTTCCAGCGGCTATTCCAGCACGGCGGGTTCGAGCGGCGATTACAGCACGGCGGCAGCCACTGGGGCTTATTGCAACGCAAAAGCAGACGGAAAAGATAGCATTGCCGTTGTAAACGGTGCTTGCGGTAAGGCGTGCGGCGCACTGGGCTGCTATCTGGTGCTGACCGAGTACGATGATGACGGCAATATGTTGCTGGCCAAAATGGCAAAGGTTGACGGAGCCGTTATCAAAGAGAACACCTGGTACACCCTCAAAAATGGCGAGTTTGTGGAGGCTGCACCGTGAAGAAGCACTACAACAAGCGTTGGCTTGAACAGCGCTGGGATGCAAGGCAGCCGGAGCGGTTGGAGCATATCCGGCTGAAGCAGCAGCTGAGAGAGAAAAAGGAGGTGGACGATAATGAAGCCGAACATGGGAATCGCAGAGTGCGTCCAGATTCTTCGGGACAACAACATCTCAAAGACCGAAAAGGTCTTGAGAGCGCAGATCCAGGCGGGAATTTTCCCGGAGTGGTCAAAGCCGTCCGTAGGAACAAAAGAGCCTTGCCCTGACATCTCCCGTGCCAGGTTTATGGCGTGGGTGAAGGATTTTTACAAGCTCGAAAAGGTTTATACAAAGGAGGATCCGAAAGAATGAAACTCAAATCTACTACTTACTACTGGTTGGCTGTCGTTTTTGGCGGCGTTGGGATGGGCGCAGCTATGGGCGCAGAGGGCACCGCGCAGACCACCGGATACATTTCCGGCACGCTGTTTACGGTTTCGCTGGTGCTGATTCTGGCTGCTGTCCTGCTGGCAAGGCTGGGCTTTGCCGCGGAGGATAGGGAAAGAGCTGCAAAGCGGCGCCTCTATGGAAAGATCCGGCGCAATCACGCCCGCAATGCGGAGTATCCGCAGGATCAGGAGCGCGGAGCATGATGACGGCCAAAGAGTACGTTGAGGGCAAAGTCAAATCCTACACGCGGCTTGCCGAACGCTGCAAGCGAGAAGCCGAAGCATCAGATGACATTGTTGTCCGGGCCGGATACTCCGCACGGGCAAACGTCTGGGAGATGTGCGCCGAAGAAATGGACAACGTGCGGGAGATGTTGCAAGAGGAGTCTGGGGAGATCACATATGCCTGACAATGTCCTCCATGTCATGTGGTACACCGTGTATGACGCAAAAAAAGAAAGAGCCTGTCCGTGCTCCGACACGGACAAGCCCAAAGGGTGATGAGTTCGCCGCCCATCACCACAAAAATAACACAAAACAGGAGGTTTTACAAGTGGCGCTTATGCAGATCTATGACGGGCTTGAAAACCCGCCGAAACTTTTAGAGAGACACTCTGCGCAGACAGTTGGAGAGCTTGTCAGACAGGCGGATGCGCTGTCCGAAAAGGAACACGCGCAAGGTTATCCCCGCAATACCTACATCGTATATAACAACGATGGTGAGAGAGTTTATCAGAGGTGGTGAATAATTATGCAAGAAGAACTGACTGTCCGTGTCGAGCACCCGGAACTGCCCGCGATCCGGTGGAATGAAGATGAGGTCCGGCAGAACCTGACCGAAATGCTGGCCGCCTACACCGGCCGGGTCTACACCCCGGAGACCATCAAGGACGCTAAGGCCGACCGCGCCTCCGTGAACAAGCTGGACAAGCAGCTCAGCGATGCCGCCCGCAGCGCAAAGACCTTTTATATGAAGCCTCTGGAGGAGTTTTTGCAGAGCACCAAGCAGATGCAGGCCCAGTGCAAGGCCGTCTCCGGGGCCATTGACCAGCAGGTGAAGGCGGTGGAAGAAGCCGAACGGCAGGACAAGCAGGATGCGCTGCGGGCCGTTTATACCGACTGCATCGGAGAACTGCGGGAGCTGATCCCCTTTGACCGCCTGCTTGTGCCCCAGTGGCTCAATAAAACCTATGACCTGGCAAAGGCCAGCCGGGAGCTGCGCAAGAGCGTGGAGACCCGGCGGGAAGAACTGCGGCTGATCCGGGAGACCTGCGGCGAGGATGCCGAAGCCTGCACCACGGAGTATCTGCGTGAGCTGAATCTGAACGCCGCCCTTGTGGAGCACAGCCGCCGCCAGAATGCCCGGGATGCACAGCGCCGCGCAGAGGCCGAACGGAAGGCCACAGAGCGCGCGCAGGCCGCCGCCCCGGTCATTATCCCACCGACCGATGAAGAACGCCAGATCGCCGCAGAAGCGGCTCAGACGGCGCAGGCCAATGCAGCCATCACGCCGGATGGAAGATTGGATTTTGGCATGCTTCAGCGCTTTGCAGCACCTGCACAGCCGGAACCCCCTGCCCGCAAGAGATATAGCTTCTGGGTGGAGTTCACCCCGGAAGACATCGCATGGTTCAAGCAGGGAGCCGCCGAGCGCGGGTTCCGTTATGGCTCTATCAAATAATTTTGGAGGTATTTACTTATGGCACTCACTCGACCCGGCGCGGCTGCGCCCACTTTGTCCGTTCCCAACGCCCAGACTGTGGCAAACCGTTCCTTGCAGAGCGCAAGCCGTGCAGGCAGCACGGCCCTGCAGGCTGCGTCCCCGTCCGTGCCGGTGGAGATCACCGGTGCCGACGGTCAGCACTTCACCGTGAGTTTTGGAGACGTGCGCAACTTTATCTGCCCCAAGGCTACCGACGCAGAATGCAAGATTTTTCTGGAGACCTGCAAGCAGTATCACTTAAACCCCTTCACCAAAGAAGCTTACCTGATCCACTACGACAACAAAAACGAGGACACCGCAAGCACCATCGTGCTGGGCAAGAACTGCTATATGCAGATGGCCGAACGTCACCCGTCATTTGACGGCTTTGAAGCGGGTGTCATCGTGCTGACAGCTGACGGTCAGTTACTGAACCGCGAGGGCTCCATTGTCTACGACGGGGGCGGCGGCGAGACCCTTCTCGGCGGCTGGGCCAAAGTCTACCGCAAGGACCGCACCCGCGCCAGCTACGAGGAAGTAAAGCTCAGCGAGTACGACACCGGGAAATCCCTTTGGAACGGCAAGAAGGCTACCATGATCCGCAAGGTGGCGCTGGTGCACGCCCTGCGCGAGGCCTTTCCGTCCACATTTGGCGCGCTTTACGATGAGAGCGAGGTTTCTGTCCATGTGGATGCCGAAGGCACCGCCCGCGAGGTGGACCCGGAAGACCTGCCCGTCCTGGACCCCTACGCAGGCACCAAGCGCCCCCGCAAGACGGCCGGAACCCTTCCCCCTGCGCCGGAGGAGCCTGCTGTTGAAGATGATCCGTTCCGGGGTGATGATGCATGATCGTCCAGACCAAGAACGGCATCATGCTGCACGGCGAGATCGCCAAAGACCCGGTGCTCCGGGATGCCGGGCAGAAGCGGGTGCTGAAGTTTGACCTGAAAGCCAGCCGCACACAGGATGAATCCGGCAAATGGCAGAGCTTCTTTGTGGGCGTGAACGTCTGGCACGGCATCGACCAGTGGGATGGAATGCTGCAAAAAGGCGATCAGGTCACGGTTTTTGCCCAGAAGCTGAAAGAGCGGGAGTATAACGGCAAGGCCTACTACGACGTGGACGCGGATGATGTTCAGCCCGGCGGGCTGGTAACGTTCCGCTGGCTGCAACAGATGATTGATCTGATGTCGCAACCGACCCCGCCGCCGGAGCCGGATGCGGTGCAGACCAGCCTGACCGGTGCACAGATGTACCCCGGTGAAGCTCTTGCGGATTACGCGCCGCGCAGCACTGCTGCACCCGAAGCGGTCCCCTCTACCGAGTATGATCCCATCAACGAAGATGCGGAGGACCTTCCGTTCTGATTTTGCAAGCTGCGCTATCTGGCTATACGGGCGTGTAAAGGAGGTGAAAGCGGTTGAAAGAGGAAGAACAGAAAAGCATAGTCATTTACAAATCATGGAAAAAGCCATTGCGTAAATTGTCTCTGGAGCAAAAAGGCAGGATTTTTGATGCGCTGCTTGATTTCCCTGATCCACCGAATTTTGAGGACGACCAGAAGCTCGAAATGGCGTGGGATTTTATGTCTGAGGCGGTGGAATCAAATTCTAAAAAATGGAACGAAAAACGAGAAAAGAGAGCTGCCGCAGGGCGTAAAGGCGCAGAAGTTACAAACGGCAAGCGTCAGCAAAACGCGGCAAATCCGGCAAATGCCGACTTTGACGAGCAAAAACAGCAAAACGCGGCAAATCCGGCTGTATCTGTAAATGGTAATGTAAATGGTAATGTAAATGGTAATGGTATATCACCTAACGGTGGTGTATATAATAGCGCCGCCCCCGCCGCCGTTGACGTAGAACTTTCTAAAATCGTCCAGCATTATCAGCAGGCCGTTGGGGACTTCCCGCGCTCTGCGCTGGACAAGCTGCAGAAGTGGAGGCAGGAGTACAGCACAGAGATGATCCTGCTGGCGATTGACAAAGCCACAGAATCCGGAAAGCGCTCGTGGAGCTACATAAACGGCATATTGTCCGGATGGAAACGGGACGGCCTGCGCACGCCGGGGGACGTGGCAGCCAACGAACAAAGTCGACAAGCCAGACCGCGAGGCAAGCAGCCAACCGAGACCGTAGACGACCAGCTTGCACGGGTGCTGGCGAAGATGGACAGAGAAAGAGGGTTTGAGACATGACGCGGGAAGACGTGGCAAAGCTGATCCGCATGAATTTTGTGTTGTACAAGCTGGGTTCCAAGCCGCTGACCGACGAGGAGATGCAGACCACCATTGATGTGTGGGCATACCAGTTTGGCGATTATGACGGCGATACTGTCAAGCGGGCTTTTCTGGCGGCGAACCGGGTATGCGTTTATCCGGTCACGGTGGCCGACATCTTCAAGCAGCTTTCCCAGTGTCTTGACCCGTCCGCTGAGTGGGAAGCTCTGGCTGTAGCGGCACGCAAGGCACAGACATTTTTGAGCTGGCGCAAGTTCCCGATGGTGACCGGGATTGACGAAAAGGGCGGGCTGCTGCGTAGTGACGGGCAGAAAGAGCTGAAAGCCCTTTATGACCAACTCCCCCCGGCGGCAAAATCCTATGCCGGGAGCGTTGGAGGGCTTGCAGAGCTGGCTGAAATGCCAGACCTTACATACCGCCGTGCCGAATTTTTGAAGCAGGCGCAGGCCAATATCACCACCGCCCCGCGTGAAGCTGCAAGGCTGCGGGCGAGCGAGCCAACAAGAAAGGAGATCGAAGGATGAAGGTTGTTGATACATGCTTTCACTGCCCCGACCGGCACCCGATCTGCCATGACAGCTGCCAAAAGTACGCCGAGTACAAGCGTAAGCTGAAAGCGCAGCGCATCTACACCAACGCGCACCACGAGGCGGAGCGGATCAGCCGCAACGATTTCGACAAAGAGGGATGGATGGGAGGAAGAAAACGGTGAAAGTGCTGATTGCCTGCGAGGAATCGCAGGAGGTGTGCAAAGCGTTTCGTGCCTGTGGGCATGAAGCCTACTCGTGCGACCTGATCGAGCCATCTGGAGGACACCCGGAATGGCACATTCTCGGTGACTGCTTAAAGGCCATCGAGGGGGGGCAGGTCGTGACCATGGACGGAACCGTGCATGACGTGCCCCGCTGGGACATGATTATCGCATTTGTCCCCTGCACAAAGACGAGCAACGCCGGAGCAAGACACCTGTACAAGGGAGGAAAGCTCAATCTTTCCCGGTATTATGAGGGATTGTGCGGCAAGGCGCTTTTTCTTGCCGTGTGGGCGGCAGATTGCGAAAAAGTGGTGATTGAGAATCCTACCCCCAGCAAGATTTTTGATTACCCAAAGCCTACGCAGGCAATACAGCCCTATGAATATGGGCATCCCTACAGCAAGAAAACGCTACTGTGGGAGCGCGGCGTGCCGCCGTTGCATCCGACAAACATTGTAGAGCCTACCGCCACATGGTGCCCGTCCGGCTCGTATAGTCATAAACACGATGTAAAAAATAAGGGAATGTTTACGACTGATCGGGCGAAGAACAGAGCCAAAACATTTCCGGGAATTGCAAAAGCAATGGCAGAACAGTGGGGTGAATTGGAATGATTACCTGTTGTCTCAACTGCACATCACGCTGCACAGCTTGCCACGACACTTGCGAGAAGTACAAAGCAGAGAAGAAAGACTTTGAAGAGCACAAGGCTTTCGTGCATGAGCTGAACTACAGCCAGAGCGTGTACCACCGCAACTACGAGGACAAGCACCGGGAACGTGGCAAGAAGCGGTATCTCGGAAGTGAATTTAGAGGTGAACGATAAATGGGAGCGTTTATTGCAAGACAGCCTAATGGCTTGCTGTGTCGGTTTTCTTCGGTTGTTGATTGCATTACCGACTACAACATGACTGAAGATGATTACATCGAAATGTGTGCTGAAAAGGCACGAAAAGAAGCACGAGATGTTCTTGACCATTATATTAAGCCGTTTGAAATGGTTGACAGGTGTTTCTTCCCGAACAACATGACAATCGAAGAACACAAGCGGATTATGAAAGAAATGGAAGAACCTGCTGACAAGGCAACTCGTATTCTTTGAATTTAGAGGTGAACGGGGATGAGCAAAAGAAAGTATAAGCCGGGCTGTTACATCATTTCTCTTGATGATTTGATGAAGCAGGAGTTTGTTTACTGCGCCGGAAAACTTGTTCACAAAGGATGGTTTGGTAGCTGGCAGCTGTGGTATGCGAAAACTGAGCTTGCCAGACTGCGCATTCGGGAAGCTGTGAGAACGGAGGAAGAACATGAAACCGAAAACGAAATCCGAGCTGATGGCCGAATGGGCCAGCCAGCCCGGGCAGCTCAAGAAAGAGCGGGAGGTCAAGGCCGTCCGTAAGGCGATGGACGATGCCCGCGCCGTGATGCAGGACGGTCTGACACGGTACGTCAAGAAAAAGACCAAATCCCGCAGCATGGCAAAAGCTGAAGCTGACCCATTTGCTGAGCTGGAAGGCTGGGATAGCATGGAGCAGATCCAGGACGCTTACGGATATGGCGAGATCACCGCCGACAGGCGGGACAAGCTCACCGACCTGTGGGAAGCCCGGGAAGCTGCCAAAAACAGCCGCAAGGGAGCGGACAAGTACCACGACCTTGTGACGGAGATGCTGGAAACGGCCATCCGCCGGGTGGGCAATGAGTACGCAGATATGCTGTTTGAGTATGACCAGCAGCGCAGGGAAGCTGAAAAGCAGTGCGAGCAGCTGGCAATGGAAGGAATGATGAAAAAATGAAAGCTATTTTACTGAGCGTCCAGCCAGTATGGTGCAGCAAGATCGTCCTGAAAGAAAAGACCGTGGAGGTGCGCAAGACGAAGCCGGAGGACGTGAAGCCTCCATTCAAGTGCTACATCTACTGCACGAAAGAGCGGTCGAAGATGGGTTGGCTGCGAATCGTCCCCGGCAAAGGCTGGCAGCGGTTGGATGGTACGGTCATTGGCGAGTTCGTCTGCGACAAGATTTGGGAGCTTGCACCGATATGCCGCGCCCCGGATGATGTCGAAGAAATGGCTTGCATGGACAGAGACCGCATTGTCCACTACCTGAACAAGTGTCACGGCTGGGCGTGGCATATCTCTAACCTGAAGATTTATGACCATCCGCGACCGTTGAGCGATTTTACAAGGCTGCGGGCAACGAAATTTGGATATGAGCCAGTCGAAATCAAGAAGCCGCCTCAGAGCTGGTGTTATGTCGAGGAAGCTCACGAATGGAGGAATGATTGCACGGAATGATGAAAACAATACACCTGACCCTCTACGGCGAACCCCGCACCAAGAAAAATTCCGCACGCATTCTCCGCACACGCTCCGGGACCCCATTCGTGGCCCCCAGCAAGGTTTATGTGGATTATGAGACGGACTGCCTGCGGCAAATCAAAAGGCCGAACAGCCCCATCTCTGCCCGCGTGAACGTGAGGTGCGTGTACTACATGAAGACCGCCCGCCGGGTCGATCTGGCAAACCTCATTGAGGCTACAACGGACATTCTGGTTAAAGCCCGCGTGCTGGAGGACGACAACAGCAAGATTGTTGCCGCCCACGATGGCAGCCGGGTGGACTACGACAAGCAGAACCCACGGGCTGAAATTTGGATTGAAGAAATGGATGGATGATATGGACTTTCCAAACAAAAAATACTCCGTCATATATGCAGACCCACCGTGGAGCTATCGCCAGCACGGAACAGGACCAAAAAGTCGGGGAAATGCAGCGCAGCATTACCACACTATGACAACGGATGAGCTCTGTGCGTTACCTGTCAACCAACTTGCGGGAGGGGGAGCTGTGTGCGTCATGTGGGCCACATTCCCGCAAATTGCCGACGCTCTGCGAGTTATGGGGGCGTGGGGATTTGAGTACAAGACCTGCGCTTTTGTTTGGATCAAGAAAAACCGCAAGAGCAACACGAATTTTTGGGGAATGGGGGCGTACACAAGGGCAAACGCAGAAATTTGCCTGCTGGGAGTAACGCCCGGATTCAAGCCGATGGAACAGATAAAGAGCCATGCGGTACATCAAGTTATAGAATCCCCGGTAGAGGAACACAGCAAAAAGCCGGAAGAAACAAGACGGCGGATTATTGAGCTGCTGGGCGATGTGCCGAGAATAGAACTTTTTGCCCGTCAACGTGTGCCTGGTTGGGATGCGTGGGGAGACGAAATCGAAGAAATGGAGGAGTAAAATGAATATTTGGCTTGCTGCATTATATTCGCTTTGCATACTTGGCACGGGCGCGATTATTTTTGCGTTGGGTGCACGCTTTATTATATGGGCGGTTGAAAGCGAACACATGGTAGCTTCTTGGCTGGTTACGATCATCGTGTGCTGGATCTTGCTCGCAATATGTATTTACGTCGAAGGAGGCACTGTATGAGCCACACATGGATACCTGACACCGACGCCCAGAAGCCGGACAAAACCGATTTCCGCACCGTTAAGGCGTGGCTGAACCGCTACCGCGAAGCAGAGAAAAGATACTACTTGCTGTCTGACCGTCTGGCCGAAGCACAGGAAGCCACCCGGCACATCACCCAGAGCCTCAGCGCGGCCCCCGGCGGAAGCAAAGATGGCCAGAGCCTTGCCCGGGCGGTGGAACGCGAGGAGGAAGCGGAGCGCCGCGCTTATGAGCAAAGAGCGGTCTGCGACAGGCTGTTTCTCGAGATCAGAAACGCGCTTTCCAAGATCCAGAACGAGAAAGCATACACGGTGCTGTACAAGTACTATCTCGATTGCCTCACCTGGGACAGGATCGCAAAAGACATGAATTACTCTCTGCGCATGGTCTATGTCTTGCGGCGCAAAGCAATGGAGGAGCTGAGCCTTTAAAAACATTGCACTGTCATTACATTGCGGTTTCACTATCGCATGGTGTAAAATTGTATCATCGGAAAAGCCAAAAGGCAAACCGATGCACGCAGCCTCCGAAACGTGTCCCTTCTTGGCATTTTCCTCCTTTTCTGCTTGCAGGTACTGGGCTTTGCTCTTTCTTCACGTTTCGCGGGCTGCTTCTATGCGATACACTGACACAAAGGCAGCCTGCCGCTCATGAGAGACAGGAGGCGGTTCGATTCCGCCGTATCGCACCGTATGGCGCATGGACTAGACAACCCGCAAGGCCGCACGTGCAACCTCCCGTGCCAAGAAAAGGCCTTAGAATCCTTGCCAAGGTGTAGCTTTCCTGACAGGATGTGCGCCAACCAACAGCCCCGGCGGCGAACCGGAGCTGTTTTTATATGGCCGCCTGAGCGCAGTTTGGAACGCGGCGCGTGTGTGTAGACACGGCTGGTTCGATTCCAAGGGCGGCTTTTATATTCCCGTAGCTCAAGTGATGGAGCAGCGGTCTCCAAAACCGCAGGCTGCAGGTTTAAGTCCTGCCGGGAATGCCATCTGCGTGCCCTGTGAGGGGTCCGCGCAGCACGCGGGGCATCTGACCGCGTAAGTTTCAGATGCAGCAGCACCCACCGTTTGACGCCTGTCCAACGAACTGAATGCACGGGTGCTGCTTATATGCCGTCATAGCTCAATCGGTAGAGCGCCGCCCATTTAAGGCGGGACAACGTTGGTGACACCACGGGAACATCACTGCACAGCCAACCACTGCGCACATACATTCCGTGGGTGCTGGTTCAAATCCAGCTGGCGGCTAGCGTGATTTTAGAGTGTCCACTGTGGACACTTTTGGAGAGGAGGCATACAAATGTTTGAGCGCTTGAAAGAACTGATTTGCGACATGGCAAAGTTTTTGACGCGTCTCGGCGCTGGCCTTATCCTCTCGGCCTTACCGATCAGCAACAAAGAAAGCCACTTTGTGCGCTATGCGCGGCGTTTCGGTTTCCGTGCAGACCACACAAAACGCGAGCCTCGGGCAGAGATCGGAGGCCGTGGCTGTATCCAAGGAGCACGGCCTGCTATCCGTGCGGATTAATCGCTGATGATACAATACGATCAAAAACCGGCTTTTTGCATGATGAGCTCCATGCAGCAAAGCTGGTTTTTCTTATGCCGCTTTAGCTCAGTCGGCCAGAGCATCCGGCTCATAACCGGACGTGTGCAGGTTCGAGCCCTGCAAGCGGCATATTCGATATTTTGACCGTTCGGATTTTCCGGGCGGTTTTTATTTTGCATGAGTTTAGAGAGGTGGTGGCGGTGGCCTACAGCAAAAACAAAAGGATAGGCAGACCGCCCGTCTTTGAGAGCAAAGAAGAACTTGAGAAAAAAATCGAAGAGTTCTTCAAAAGCTGCGAAGGGAGCGTCCTAGAAGACGAAACCGGAAAGCCTGTTTTGGACAAATACGGAAACGTGATAAAAATCGACGAACGTCCAGAAACGGTCACCGGTCTAGCTTTGGCGTTGGGGTTTAAGTCTCGGCAATCTTTGATTGACTATCAAGGAAAGGCTGAGTTTTCTGACACGATAACGCGCGCGAAGCTTCGATGCGAGAGATACGCCGAAGAACGGCTCTATGATCGCGACGGAAACGGCGGGGCAAGATTCAGCTTGCAAGTTAATTTTGGTTGGAGCGATAAGCCAAAAGAAGCGGAGCAGGAAGAGCGTCACGATGATGGTTTGATAAAGGCATTGAACGCCGCAGCAGACCTCAGCCCGCCGGATGACGTGGAGATGCTGCCAAAGGAAGAGGCCAACGATGCGGAAAAGTAACGGTTTTCGCTGGAAAGCCCTCAGCCAGCGGCAAAAGCAGGTCCTGAGCTGGTGGACACCGCAGAGCGCATATAGCGGATACAACGGCATCATTGCCGATGGCGCTATTCGCTCGGGCAAGACCTTTGCCATGAGCTTTTCGTTCGTACAGTGGGCAATGACCTGCTACAGCGGCCAGCAGTTCGCCATGTGCGGCAAGACCATCGCCAGCTTCCGGCGCAACGTGCTTGGCACGCTCAAGCAGCAGCTTGCGGCCCGTGGTTACAACGTCAAGGAGCATCGGGCAGAAAACTGCATGACCGTCAGCAAAGGCGGCAGAACCAACGAGTTTTACTTCTTCGGCGGCAAGGACGAGAGCAGCCAAGACCTGATACAGGGCATCACTCTGGCCGGAGCATTTTTTGACGAGGTGGCCCTGATGCCACAAAGCTTTGTCAATCAGGCCACGGCCCGCTGCTCCGTCACCGGGTCAAAGTTCTGGTTCAACTGCAACCCGGGCAGCCCACAGCACTGGTTTTATCTGGAGTGGGTGCGGAAATGCCGTTCCCGCAAGATGATGTACCTCCACTTTACGATGGACGACAACTTGCCGCTTTCCGAGGACATCAAGGCCAGATACCGCAGCCAGTACAGCGGCGTTTTCTATCAGCGCTACATTCTTGGCCTGTGGACAGTGGCAGAGGGCCTTGTGTATGACATGTTCGACCGCAAGAAGCACGTCGTTGATGTGCTTCCGGCGCTGTCTCCAAAGAGCGCTTATGTGGCGTGCGACTTTGGCACCCAGAACGCAACGGTGTTCCTGCTGCTCCAAAAAAAGGCCGATGCAGACTGCTGGATCGTCACCCGGGAGTATTACTACAGCGGGCGAGAGCAGAAGCGGCAAAAGACCGTGGGCGAGTACGTCACAGACCTGAAATCGTGGCTGAACGGCCTGAAGCCGGAAAGGGTCATAGTAGACCCCTCGGCCCTGCCCCTGATTACGGAACTGCGCAAGAATGGCTTTACACAGACCCCCGCAAACAACGACGTTCTGAGCGGTATTCTGGACGTACAGACCATGCTGCAGACCGGGCGGCTGAAGATCTACAAGGGCTGCAAGCACACGCTGGAAGAGTTCGGCGTATACGCTTGGGACCCGGATAAAGACGACGCCGTGCTGAAGGTCAACGACCACTGTATGGACGCTATCCGATATTTTGTGCGCACGAAGCGCCTTGTGAAACTGAGGGATTGATTTTGAGCACTGTATACACTTTCCAGACCTTCCAGCAGGCGCAAGCCGCCGGGGAACAGCCTGATTTTGTCCGGCGGTTCGTGCAGCAGCACTGTGCTTCCGGCCCTTATAGGATGGCGCTGGACGCCGACCTGTACGACGCCCAGAAAAACCCTGGCGCTGAACGCTTTTCCCAAGCCTACGCTTTGATGCTAAAGCGCCTTTCCAAGAACACAAGGCAGGATGTACCCCGGCCCGATATGGTCAAGAGCAATCTGTTCCGGCGGCTGAACAAGCAGCGTGCTACCTACTCCCTTGGCAACGGTGTTACCTTTGCGGATAAGGACGTGGACAAAGAAAAACTGGGGGCTGAATTTGACGAGCAGATCCAGAAGGCCGGATATTTTGCCCTGATCCACGGTGAGAGCTTTGGCTTCTGGAACAACGACCATCTGGTGGTGTTCAAGCTGACCGAGTTTGCGCCCCTGTACGATGAGACCTCCGGCTCCATGCGGGCCGGGGTGCGGTTCTGGCGGCTGAATCCTGACACGGATATGCACTATGTCCTGTACGAAGAGGACGGTTACACCGAGTACACGGAAAGCAGGATCGGCAGCACCATGCAGGAGACGACCTCGAAGCGGGCATACAAGAGCGTGGCTGTTACCACCCCAGGCGGCGGGCTGGAAAGCGTGGAGGGGGAAAACTACAGCAGCCTGCCCGTAGTTCCGCTGTGGGGCTCCGACCTGCACCAGAGCACCCTTGTGGGGCTGAAAGCCTACATCGACAACACCGATCTGGTGACGTCCGGCTTCTGCAGCGACCTGCATGATTGCACAGAGATTTATTGGCTGTGCGAAAACTTCAACGGCATGACCGATGACGAACTGCAGGAGTTCCTAGTCAAGCTGAATCTGTACCACATTGCAGGCGCAGACACCAGCGAGGGCGGCAAGATCACCCCATACACCACCGAGATTCCTGTGACGGCTCGGCAAACCCTGTTGGAGCTGCTCCACGCCCGGGTCTATGAGGACTTCGGCGGCCTGGACGTGCATTGCGTCAGCGCAAACAGCACCAACGACCATTTGGATGCGGCCTATGAGCCCATGAACCAGAACGCAGACGACTTCGAGGCACAGATCAAGCCTTTTGTTCGCCAAATCTGTGCGCTGGCTGGCTTTGGCAGCGCAACGCCGACGTTCAACCGGAACCGGATTGTGAACACCGCAGAGCAGGTCAGCACAGTAATCTCCGAGGCGGCGATCATTGGGCGGGACATGGCCATTGACCTGCTGCCCAACCTGACCCCGGAGCAGAAAGAAAAGGCCAGGGCGTCCCTGATGGCTGAGAGTGCAACGAGAGAGACCACGGACGAGGAGGACGAAGATGAAACAGATGAAGCGTGATATTTGCGCCGCAGTTTTTGGCTTTTTCTTCGGCTGTGGAGTAAGCTCGTTTATCATTAACGTTGCAAAGCTTGTGATGCGCTTATGACTGACCGTGACCGCATCTCTATCCGCCAGCTGAACCGCCTGCGCCGACGCATTTTGCGGGTGTACGGCACTGCCCGCCGGGAAATGACCGAGCAGCTGACAGAGTTTCTGGCAAAGTACAAAGCGCTGGACGAGCGCAAGCGGGCGCAGCTGGATGCAGGCGAGATCACCGAAGAGGATTACCGCATCTGGCTGCAAAATCAGGTCTTTCAGTCCGATTTGATGCGGGCAAAGCTGGACGGCATCACCCAGACCTGCACCACGGCCCAGCAGACGGCCTACAAGCTGGCCCGGGACGAGCAATACAACATCTTTTCCTTTGGCGCAAACTGGGCCTTCTACGAGCTGGAACAGGCCGCAGGCGTGACGTTTGGGCTGACCCTGTACAACACCGAAGCGGTGCGGCTGCTTTTGCAGGAGCGCCCCCGGCTTGTGCCCAACAAGCGTATCAAAAGCGAGAGCAACCGCACCTATGACGCCCGGGTGTTCAACCGCTACGTCATGCAGGGCATCGTGCAGGGCAAGAGCGTCCACGACATCGCCGTGCAGGCCGTAAACGGCATGACAGACACGGAGATTCACTGGGCCATGAATAACGCCATCACGGCGCTCACAGGCGCTCAGAACGCCGGGGCATTGCAGCAGATGCGCAACGCCCAGGCTTTGGGCATCGAGGTCAAAAAGCGGTGGAACTCCACCCACGACTACCGCACCCGTGAAATGCACCGCCTGCTTGACCAGCAGACGGCAGAGCTTGACGAGCCGTTCAAGGTCATGGGTTACGAGATTCAGCGGCCCGGAGACCCCAACGCGGCCCCGGAGATGGTTTACCACTGCCGCTGTGTGCTGTCCTCTGCGCTGGGTAAGTACCCCCGGCAGAACGCCATGCAGCGGGACAATGTGACCAAAGAGACCACCCCCGTCATGGATTACACCGAGTGGTATAAATCCAAGGGCGGCAAAGAGAAAGAACAGATGTGGTGGGCGGAAGAGCGCAAGAGGAAGAAGGAACGAGAATGAAGTATAAAAATAAGGCCCTGCCGCCCGGCAGAGCCTAAAGGTCACAGACCTTTGATTTGGTTGAGCAGAGCCGCACGCAGGGCATCGGTTTCAGCGTCCGCTTGTGGCTTGTTCGGGTCATCCGGGATATATTCCAGTATATCGCCGGGCTGGCAATGAAGCGCCTCACAAATTTTGTCAAGCGCCCCAACGGGAAACTGCTTGATAGTGCCAAGACAGATTGCTGATATGGTAGGCGGTCTAATCCCAGTAGCTTCAGCGAGTTCCTTTTGGGTCATGTTTGCGTCTGCAAGCAAGGCCTTTAAGTGATAGCTTATCGACATTTCTAACACCTCTTTTCCTACATCTATAATACTACGCCATCCGTTAATAGTCAATACGAAAAACGTAAAAATATTTTGAAAAATTACGGAAAGCGTATTGACGAATTACGCAATTCGTAGTATAATAGATGCATGGAAAGGAGGACAGAGGTGCAAGGGAGCAAATACCGGGAGGTGATGCTCCGTGACTAGCAAGGAGTTTGCAAAGCTCACCAGAGCCGAGCAGTTGGCACGGTTTGACGCATATAAAAAAGCGGCCAGCGCTGGAACGCTGAACCGCTAAGACACAAGAAAGCAACCAGTCAAGAAGCCCCTTGCACCTCCATTTTATTTTTTTATAAGCGATTTGTCAAGATGAAATGTGAGGTTTTAGCAATGGAAACACCAAAAATCACGAAGGTGGAGCTTGAACTGGATGCTGTTTCTGGTGAACTCCGCACAATGCACGACATTTTGAACATCTTTGCCAACTGGTTTGAGGAAACGCACAAGACCGATATGCTCAATCGAGAGCGCACCAGCGAGCTTGTGAGCCAGATTTGGAGAGAAGCCCCGATGTACAACTCTTTGATTACGGCCTTGTTTGCATCCCTTACCGGGTTGGAAAAAGAAGTAGACGAAGTGCTTGACTATCAAATTGCAGAACAAGAGGTAAACGCATGAGTAATATTCAGATTTTCAACTACCAGTCCAACGAAGTCCGCACCGTAGAGATGGGCGGCGAACCGTGGTTTGTTCTCAAGGACGTGTGCAACATCCTCGGCGTGGTCAATGACCGCAATGTTGCCGCACGGCTGGATGAAGACGAAAAGGGTGTCTGTCAGATGGACACCCTTGGCGGAACGCAAAATGTAACAGTGGTCAGTGAATCCGGCCTTTACCATGTCATCCTTCGCAGCGACAAGCCGGAAGCGGCTCCGTTCCGCAAGTGGGTGACTTCCGAAGTGCTGCCCAGCATCCGCAAGAATGGCGGCTACATCGCCGGGCAGGAGCAGCTCACCCCGGAGGAGCTGATGGCAAAGGCTCTGCTTGTGGCAAACAAGACCCTTGCAGACCGGGAAGCCCGCATTTGTGAGCTGACCGCACAGAACAGCCAGCTCACCGTAGAGAAGCAGATCATGCAGCCCAAGGCAGAATACTTCGACGAACTGGTTGACCGCAACCTGTTGACCAATTTCCGGGAGACAGCCAAGGAGCTTGGCATCAAGCCCAAAGCCTTTGTGGCATGGCTGCTGGAAAAGAAATTCCTTTACCGTGACCAGAAAGGCAAGCTGCTGCCCCGAGAGGACAAGAACAACGGCTTGTTTGAGATCAAGGAAGCCAAGAATGACAAGACCCAGTGGAGCGGCGTGCAGACGCTTATCACTCCCAAAGGCCGAGAGACGTTCCGGCTGCTGTACCTGTAACTGAAACCTCATCGCAAAACACGAGGGGGGGCGGCGTTTTACCGCACCCCTATCAGTAAAACCCAATAACCGACCCTGCCCCACACCGGGGCGGGGTTTTGTTATACATGGAGTAAACCATGAACTTTAACTACAACATCAAATTCACCGACAACACCCCGCAGCTACATGAAGCTCTGGACTCGTGGGCGGAGCGGGTGCTGACCCTCTGGGGCATGAAGGTGCAGGACTACGCACAGCTGCTTGTGCCTACTGGCACGGCAGATAGCACGGGCATCGAGGGCTATGTGGGCGGTGCGCTCAAGCAAAGCCTGACCTTTGCCCTCGACCTCGCAAAAAAGACCGTGACCATCGGCAGCAACCTGTTTTACAGCGTATACGTTGAGCTGGGCACGGGCGTTCACGCCACAAACGGCAACGGACGCAAAACGCCGTGGGTCTGGAAGGACTTCAACGGCAAATGGCACTTTACCCGGGGCATGGCACCCCGTCCGTTCCTCCGGCCGGCGGTGGAAAATCACATTGACGAGCTGCGAGAGATCGCAGTGGAAGAAGGAAACAAGGAGGTTTAAGCATGGGAATTTCTTTCAAAGACACTTTTTTGCATATGTTCGTCAAAGACAAGGTTGAACAGAAACCTAAAGAAGAGCTTTCCAACGAAGAGCTGATAGAAGAGGCTCAATGGCTTTGGGGGCTTTATGAAGGGCTCCTAGAAGAATTGCGAGGAAGAGGCGCAGGGAACACAGAAAGAGCAAAACTGCAAAAAATGAGCCCGGAGGATTTTTGGGGACAAGCAAAAATTGCCAAAGAAGAGCTTGGTTTGCTTTACAAGTCTACTGGCATGAGCCCTGCGCATATCAAAATCGTTGTTGAATGGGCTGACGATTATAACGTCAGTTCCCATGTTGAAATTTAATACCTAGCGGTTGGCGCACAGCGTCAGCCGCTTTTTTATGCCGCTTTAGCTCAGGTCGGCAGAGCGCCGGATTTGTAATCCGGGGGCCGTGGGTTCAAGCCCCACAAGCGGCACCACACCGGCAGCACGTCCGGCAAATAAACCTATTGCCAAGCATGGCAGCCCGAGCAAGGGCAGAAAGGACTATCACATGGCACTCAAAAGAGCTGACATCCGCACGATTCTGGAGAACCCCGAAACCTCCAACGATGACAAGGCCAAGGCCATTCTGGACGCCCTGCACAAGGAGACGGACGAACTCAAAGACCAGCTGGATGCAGAAAAAACAGCCCGCACACAGGCCGAGAAAGACCGCGATGCAGCCAACGGCGGCAAGCAGGCCGCTGAAAAGGCGCTGACCGACTACAAGGCCCAGCAGACCAAGAAGGACGCCCATGCAGCCAAGGAAACCAAGTTCCGGGAGCTGCTGAAGTCCGCCGGGGTACTGGACAAGTATGCTGATCGGGTCGTGCGGCTGTCCGGCGAGGATATCGACAAGCTTGAGCTGGACGATAAGGGCGAGGTCAAGGACGCCAAGAAGCACACCGACAGCCTGAAAGCTGACTGGAGCGACTTCGTAGGCACTACGACCACAACCGGCGCAAAGGTGGACACCCCGCCTACCAGTTACGCCGGGACTTCTCCCGAGGATTTCAAAAAGATGAGCCTTGATGACCGCATCAAGCTCAAGAACAGCAGCCCTGAACTGTACCAGCAGCTCCGGGCAAAGTAAGAAAGTGAGGCTATTATATGGCACAGACTGGCACTTTTGGCGGCTTTGACTTTGACGTTGAGGTGTTCGGAGACTACATGGCCGAGCAGAACACCATCGACACCAGCATCGAGGCTTCCGGCATCATCAAGGACGACCCCTCCATCATGGGCCTGATCGGCGAAAAAGGCAACGTTGCAACCATCCCGTTCTATACCGAGCTGGATGCCACTGCAGATAAGCCTCTGAACAACGACGGCAAGACCGACAACACCCCCACTGAGGTCACTGGCAACAAGCAGACCACCATGCTCATCCAGCGCATGAAGGCATGGAAAGCTCAGGACTTCACCAAAGAGCTGACTGGCGCAGCCCCGATGCAGCACATCGCAAATCAGGTCACACACTACTATCAGCAGGTCTGGCAGAATGTGCTTATGACCATCACGGACGCTGTGCTGTCTACTACCGATCTCAAGAAGCACATCTACGACATCACCAAGGTGGGCGATGGCAAAGTTACGACGGAGTCTCTGATCTACGCACAGGAGGCCGCTTTCGGCGACCACGCAATGAGCGGCGGCTTGCTCATTATGCATTCCACTGTCTTTGCAAAGTATCAGGCAGCAAATCTCGTCGAGTTTGAAAAGTACACCACTCCGGGCGCTCTGTCTCAGGCTTCTCCGCTGGCACGCATCGGTGGGATGGTCGTGATCGTAAACAACGCCTTCACTTCCGCGTCCATCACCGATGCTTCCATCAACGGCGGCAAGGCCACGACTGCATACAAGACCTATGTTCTGGGTGAAGGCTCTTTTGTTGGCTGCCGTAAGACCAACTACGAGAAGCCCTACTACACCGACTACGACCCCGAGAGCAAGGCCGGTGTCCAGAAGCTGTACACCAAAGAGGGCCGAGTCATTCACCCCAACGGCATGAGCTTCAAAGTGGACAACGTTGCCGAAGCGTCCCCCAACGATACCGAACTGAGTGCAAAGGCCAACTGGGAACGCCGCATGAAGCTGGAGAACATCCGCATCGGCCAGATGCTTTCTCTGGGCTAAAAATTCGGAGGTGACTTTGTATGACCGTCCCCGAGCTGTGCGTTTACACACACAATTTTTTTGACCGGGCAGACGACCCCGTTGCCGGGGAGTTCGCCTTTGAGCCGGACACCGTGCCCGCCGGGGTAGTGCCGGGGCAGTATTTCCTCGTGTGCGGATCCATCTTCAATAACGGCATTCACAAGGCCGGGGACGGCGATCTGACCGCCGAGACCTTCACCGGGACGGTGCAGCCCATGCGCGTGCCGCCTGATTTTGTGGCGCTGGCTGAAAAAATCGACGCATACGACAAAGCGCTCCCGGCCGGTGGCGTGTATGTGTCCCAGTCCTTTGCCGGGTGGTCCGGCACGATGGCTACAGGCGCGGACGGCCTGCCCGCAAACGGCAAGACCCGCTATAAATCCGAGATCAATCAGTGGAGGAAGATGTGACATGGTCAATCCGTTCGCTGCATCCACCGTGATGCAGGGCTTTACCAAAAAATACCGTTTTCAGACCCGCAGCTATGAGCCGGACGGCGTGGGCGGCTTTGTGTCCGGCTGGAAGGACGGCCCCGAGTTTGAGGCCGTGGAGCGCCACGATACCACCGTGGAAGCACAGGTGGCAGAGCAGGCCGACACAGCATCCACCTACACGCTGCTTGTTGGCACCGGTGTTCCGCTGGCCTTCCCGGACTACATCAAGCGGGTGGACGGCGGGCAGACTTTCCAGATCACCAGCGCGGCAGATGAGGGCAAAGCCCCGCCGGAATCCGGCATGGGACTGCGGGCCGTCAAGTGCAAAAAGGCGGTGCTGCCGTAATGGGGCCGTCTGAGAGCATCAACCGGGCGCTGAACACGTTTTTTAACGGCTTTGGCATCCCGGGCTATCTGGAAGATAACATCCCTCCTGCCGCTTCACTGCCCTATCTGACCTACAAGCCCACCATCCCCGGCGGGTGGAACGAAACGGCATCCTTCCATGCCCGGCTGTGGTACCCCAGCAAGGGCGGCAGGGCACCCATCCTGCAAACTGAAGATACGATCAGCGCGGCCCTCGAGGACAGCACAACGCTTTCCTGCGAGGGCGGCGCTATTCTTTTGCAAAAAGGCACCCCATGGGCACAACCCCTCGACAACCCGCCTGAAGGGTATCTGTGCGAATATCTCAATTTTGAAATCACGCAATTTTGCGAGTAAGGAGCAATATGGCAAGAAAATTTTCCAAAATTTCGCAGAAAGCGTTCGAATCCATGCAGTTCAACGCAGGCATCGTGGTCAACAAGTTTGATGTAACCGGCGAGACCGAAGTTCAGGACGCAGACATTATCACTGCCACGACCGGCGGCATCACCGCGACCTGCAAGGCGAACTTCACCGACCTTGGCGAAGACGTGGACAACGCCCAGAAAAACACCGCAGAGCTGATGCAGATCGAGAGCTACGACTGCACGCTGGCTTTTACGGCCCTGAATGCCACAACGGACGTTATCAAGCTGGCGATGGGCGCTGCGGATGTGAGTGACAAGAAGGTCACGCCCCGCATGATGCTGAATCCCACCGCCAGCACCGGCGACTTCAAGGACATCTGGTGGGTTGGAGACACGCTGGATGGCGGTATGGTTGCAGTCCGGCTGATGAATGCACTGTCCACCGGCGGTTTGACCCTGAAGACGACCGACAAGGGCAAGGGCAACATTGCAGTCACCCTGACCGGCTGCCCCCGTCTGGGCAGTGACGTGGTGCCTATGGAGTGGTATTACAGCCCCAAGGCCGCAGCATAAGGAGGACACCACATGAAATTTTTGACAGAGCTGCCCGATGAAGAGTTCCTGCGCCACTGCTGGCAGATCGCCGATGTGGCAGAGGAGGTCTTGGAAAAATCCAAGATCATGGAGCTGCGAAAGGTTCTGCCGGTCCTGACCGGCGAGGAAACGCCGGAGGAGCTGGAACAGAAGAAGAAGGAGCAGGCAAAAAAGAACATCCAGGCTATGGCAAAAAGCTTGCTGTTCGACAATGCCGCTGCCACCGCAAAGCTGCTTCCGCTGCTCTATGAGCCGGACGTGGATGAAAACGGGGTGGTTGAAAATATCGGCCCGTTCAAGAAAATGCGCGCGGTGAAAGAGCTGCTGAACAACGATGATGTGCTGGATTTTTTGCTCTGGTGTCTGCCGTTGGTGCTGGCGGGTACAGACGCCTGATTTCTTCCATCAGCCCGGACGCGCTGCGGCTGTTTGGCAGGCCGTATATTTTGCAGCACTGCCTGAACGCTTTGCGGCAAGAGCGCATCACGCTCAGCTATCAGGCGTACATGACGGACGCTCTGGCGCACCTTATAGGCGCGGAAGAGCGGTGGTACGACATGGTGGCCGGGCTTGTGGAAAACCGCCCACAACCGCCGCAGCCGTCCGCTGATGAAGTGATAGCACGCATTAAAAATGGCTTGAACGGGGGTGATGGAACCTGACACTTTTTGAATTGAGCGCCACCCTCGGGCTGGACGACAGCGCTTACCGGCAGGGCATCCAAAATGTGCAATCCGAAACGAAAAAAACCGTTTCTTCACTGTCAGGAGAGTACAGCAAGGCCGCAAAGGCCGTAGCGGAGCTGACCAGACGTTACAACGAATCGGTGGGCAAGACCGGCAAAGCATCCTCTGAGACCAAAAACCTCAAGACCATGTTGGCGCAGGCAGAAGCACAGCTCAGGACAACTACGACCGCGCTGAAAGCTGCAAGCAACGGCATGGATGACTTTGCCAGCTCTACGGATAAAGCGTCCAGCAAGTCTCTGGCCGGTGCCATTGCGCAGGGCACGATCATGGCGGGCGTCTTCTCGAAGCTTTACGCCGCTGCACTCAGCGCCGCAGAGGGGTTCATCTCTTCCGGCATCGAGTACAACGCCCAGATCGAGAAATACACCACCGGCTTTACCAATATGCTGGGCAGCGCAGAAGCCGCCCAGCAGGTCATGAGCCAGATCCAGGAAGACGCGGCAAAAACCCCGTTTGATGTCGAGTCCCTGACAAAGGCGAACCAATACTTGATCTCTGCAGGCGAGAACGCTTCCTATGCCCGCAGTACCATCATGGCACTGGGTGACGCGGTCTCTGCGACCGGTGGCGGCAACGACGAGCTGAACCGCATGTCCCAGAACCTGCAGCAGATCGCCAACACCGGCAAGGCTACAACGGCTGATATCAAACAGTTTGCTTATGCCGGCATCGACGTATACGGCATTCTGGCCGACTACACAGGCAAGTCCACCACAGAAGTGCAGAACATGACCATCAGTTATGATCTGCTGACGCAGGCCCTGCAGGCCGCATCCGAAGAGGGCGGGCGTTACTACAGCAGCATGGACACCCAGAGTCAGACCATGAATGGCCGCGTGTCTACCCTGCAGGACAATGTGAAGCAGCTGGCGGGATTGCTGACCGGCGATTTATCCAGCGGCGTCGGCGTTGTAATCGGCAATCTGAACAACATGCTCGTCGCAGCACAGGAAGCTTACAAAACGGACGGCTGGATTGGTCTCGCAGGCGCGATCACCGGCCTGACGGAACCTATTAACACGGCAAAAAACGCTTTCAAGGACTTCGCGAGCAAAGCCACCACATGGCTGGATCAGCTGAGCTATAAGCTCAACCGTTTTCTCGGAAAAGCTGCCACGGCTGACTTTGATACCTACGAAGAGTACGCGGATGCAAATAACCGGCAGAGCAACAAAAACCGTTTACGGCAAAATGCTCTGAAAGGCGTTGGCATCAGCAACAAAAGCTGGTCGGAGCGTCAGGCGGAGCTGGCGGCAGCCAATGGCAACGGGGGCAGCTCCATCGTCACCACAGGCGGTGGCGGCGGTTCCTCCGGCGGCAAAAAATCCGGCTCCTCCGGTTCCACCAGGTCCACCACCGAAACGGTCATTTCGTCCATCTCCAGCACGGCCACGACCACCGCACAGAACGCGCTGGGCACTGTGACCACCAGCATCCAGACCCTTACCGAAAAGGTCAAGGACAGCGCGGGCAAAATCAAAGACCGCATCACCGAGACCACCACCACGACCGGCAAGGAGATGGTGAACGGCGTCGCCACGACCTTTAAGCAGGTCGAGACCAAAGTCAACGGCACGGTCACAAAGGTCACAAAGACCTATGACGACATGTCAAAAACGCTGCTGGGCACCTTTACCAACGTCTCGGAAACCACCTTTAACGGCATCACCACAAAGGTGCAGCAGGCGGTGGAAAAGTACGCGGACGGCAGCGAGCATATCAAGAAAACCGTCACAGAGACCGGCCAGCGCGTCGGCGAGAACGGCGCGGAGACCTACGAGAAGATCATCACCTACATCGACGGCATTCAAGACAAGGTGACGGAAACCTCCAACGAGATCGACAAGAGCGTAAAGGGCACCCAGAACCGCATTGACCAGCAGCTGAGCGAGGCTTCCGGCCAGCTTGACAAGGGCATTTTCGGGCTGGTAAAGAACACCTTCAAAGACGCCAAAAATGGAGACTGGGCAAGTCTTGGGCTGGATTTTGTCAATCTGATCTGGGGCGAAGTGTCGCAGGGACAGCGTGACGTGATCTCTGATTGGCTCAATAAGGCACTGACTGCAGTCAATGAGGGCTACTTCAGCGGCGGCATCGGCAAGGCGTTTGACATCTTCCAGAAGCTTTTCTCCGACGGCGGGGTAAAATCCGATATCGACGGCGTGACCAATTCGGTCAAGGCTTTTGGCGAGATCATCGACGGTCTTGCGGGCTCCGGCGGCGTGGGCGGCGCTCTGGGCAGCATCGTCCAGAGCTTTTCCGGCATGGCAGGCGGCATCACCTCTGCACTGGGCAACATCGTGTCCTTTGTGGCAGCAAACCCCGTCCTTGCCCTGATCCTGGGCGTGGGTGCAGTCGCTGGCGGCATCGGCCTTGCCATGTGGATGAACAAGAAGAACGACCAGCAGCCCGTCAGCCACTACCAGAGCCCCTTTGACAAGACCGGTGTGTATGACAGTCTGGTCACCTTCTCCACCCGCGCGGCCCTGCAGTACCGCGTTACCGGCCAGCAGTCCATCGTTGACCGGCAGACCAGCATTCTGGAACGCATTGAAGGGATGCTGGACGAGCATCTCCCCGATATCGGCAAGGGTCAGGTGGTCATGGACTCCGGTGAGCTGGTGGGCGTGTTGTCGCCCCGCATGGCGACCAACGTGGATGCACGCATCGGCGTGACGGTGACACGGAAAGCGAGGGGTGTGTAATGGCTAAGCTTCTGGGCGCAAAAATCGGGGACTACCACACCCTGAACGACTGGGGGCTTTATCTCAAGGTGGGCAGTCCCAAGATCGGCGCTGCCGAGGTGGACGAGTACCTTGTACAGGTCACCGGATCGGACACCCTGCTCAACCTCACCACATGGGACGGTGGCAAGGTGCACTATAAAAAGCGCACCATCACCATGGAGCTGCTCTGCAATGCCCCGAAAAGCAAGTGGCCCAGCATCGAAAGCACCATCGCCAACGCCATCCACGGCAAGTGGCTGCGGTGCAAGTTCGACGAGGATCCCACGTGGTACTGGGAAGGGCTGTGGAAGGTCTCGCCGTCCCGCGACCGGCTTTCCAGCACCTTTACCATCACCGGCACCTGCAACCCCTTCAAGCGCAGCGTCTACGATGGCTCTAACGACTGGCTGTGGGATGACTTCAACTTTGAAACGGACATCGTGCGCAACTACACGGACATCCCGCTCAAGGCGGGCGAGGATAAAGAGGTGTCCATCACCGGTGCACCGCGTGCGGCCGGCATCTACTTCCAACGCAGCGAGACCGCCGCCGACATCGCGGTGTCTCTCAATGGCTTTGAGGTAGGCATCCTTGCAAAGTCTACAGAGTGGCAGTACATTGAGGGCTTGCATATGCCGGATGGCGTTGTAGGTACTCTCATCTTTGCGGCGTCTGCGGATTGCAGCATCAGCATCCGATATCTGGGGGGCAGCTTATGAGCTATAAAGTTTATGCGGGCGTCCAGACCGGCGTTGACGTGTGGAAGACAAAGACCTGCATTTACGACCCAACGGACTACACGGACACAAAAAAGCTCATCAGTCCAACTTTGACACGGGAGGTGAGCAAGGCCGGTAGCTTGGAATTCACCCTGCCGCTTGGCAATGTGGCCCACTCAGCTTTGCAAAAAATGCGCACGACCGTGTCCGTAGAACAAGACGGTGTGCGCATCTGGGAGGGCAGGCCCATGAGCCATGAGCAGGATTTTATGCTGCGTCAAAAAGTCTTTTGCGAGGGAGAGCTGGCCTACCTCAACGACAGCTCTGTTGCGCCATATACAGCCAAAGACGTGACGATCAAGCAATTTCTTTCGTTTCTGCTGGAAAACCACACCGGCATGGTGGACGCATACAAGGCGTTTACCTGTGGAAATGTTGGATTTCCGAGCACCAGCGTGGTGGTGCCAGAGCTGCATAACTGCGTGATGAAACTGGAATACATGGCGGGTACTCCGGATAGTGACGGCGATTACAGGTATGAATATGGACTTTATACCTCGTCCGGCGTACAGCTTGTAAGCCAATATGAAGCCGGCTACTCGGATGATGACACGGCCCCGGATCCATCCGCGTACAGCTGGACGCTGAATGAAAAGCATGCAGATTCTTCCATAAACGGGTATATCTGGCGCACAGGAAACGGCCTGTTTTCCGTGAGCGTAAATGTGGCCCTGCCCTTGGACGGAGATGGCCAGACGCACGAAGCTACGCAAAGAACGGTTACGCCGGATATCACATGCGCCACGCACTCAAAATCCCTTCCGCCTGAGACGGAATACGATCTCAAAGACACGGTCTCGAAAAATTGGAAAATCGAAAAGAAGGGAGACGGCTATGCCGTCTTGTTCAACGGTGCAGCCCTGCCGGATTCTTCCGTGGTCCGTTACGATTCTGCGCCACGGTACACCTTTGGCGATGGACGAAATTTTGGCGTTACATGGGATGTCATCCAAAATGAGCTTGTGGATGTATACGGCGGGTATCTGATCGTCCGGCACGAAAACAGGGCCCGGTATCTGGACTACGTCCAGGAAGTGCAGGAGAAAAACGGGCAGCCCATCGCATTCGGCACAAACCTGCTCGACCTGAGCAGCTACGTCAAAGCAGAGGATATCGTCACCCGCGTCATTGCCGTCGGAAAAAAGAAATCCGGTTGGTTTTTGTGGGAGAAAACCAACACCATCACGGCAACCGCTAACGACGCCACCGCGCAAAAGCTGTTTGGCATCATCGCGCGGGTCATTGTGCAGGACGGAACCGAAAACACAACGCAGTCGCTTCTGGATGCCGCAAACGCGGAGCTGTCCAAAAACTTGCGTTACCTTGACGGAATCACGGTAAAGGCTGTGGACCTCAAGGATGCCGGCGTGGATATCGCCCGCCTTGGCTTTGGCAAGATGACACACATCTACTCCAACCCGCACGGGGTGAACACCTGGCTTTTGTGCTCTAAGATTGTGGAGCCTTTGGACGCGCCGGACAAAAAAGAATTCACGCTGGGCATTGATTTCTCCAGCGTCAGCGACTTGCAGGCCCTGAGCGCACGAAAAGCCAGTGACGCCTATGACCTGAGCCGCTCGCTGAAGGGCTATGCATCCGCAAAGGGGTGATAAATTGGATAAGACATTTGACGAAGCAATTTCCGAAGTCCGCAATGCAGAACGCGGTGTGGAAGTACGGGAAGCCCTTGCACAGGGCTTTGAGTATGTGAAGCGGTATGGCGAAGCTGTTATCGCGCGGCAGGAAGAAGCTGTTCAGAGTGCGGAAACAGCCACAAACGCGGCGGCAACTGCCACAGCACAGGCCGCAGCAACAGCCCAGACAGTCAAGGACGCCACTGCAAAAGCCATAAGCGCAGCGCAAGAGCAGGCAGATATTTCGGCATCAAAAGCCGAGGAATCTGCTTCCAGCGCCGAAGAAGCAGCGGCCAGTCAAACTGCTGCCGCGTCTAGTGCATCTGCCGCAAAGGCCAGCGAGGAAGCAGCTGCAAAGAGTGCCGCCGACGCAAAGGCTATCGTGTCCACTGACACGACCCTGACCGTATCGGGCGCACCGGCTGATGCAAAAGCGACCGGCGACGCCCTGGATCAGAGGTACACCAAGGCCCAGGCCGACGCCAAGTTCGGCACGCCGTATACCCTGCCGCCCGCCACAGCAGACCAGCTGGGCGGCGTGAAAGTGGGCGACTATCTGGACATCGCCCCGGACGGCACCCTGAGCGGCAAGACGCTGTATGACACCATCGCGGCCAGTGTGGCGGTCAAGTCGGAGGCGCGGCTGGTGTGGAGCGAAAAAACAACGATTGGGAGGAGAAAAACTGAGACAATTAACGTTCAGGACGGTGTAGATTACGTTAACCTCCGCGTAAACGAAGCTGATTTTAATCTTACCCCTGGTATGACATATGAAGCTCACATTTCTGGCGCGGGAAGTCTCACGGTCACAGTATTATTTTCGGCCGACAAAAAAAGGCTTGAATGTACCCTTACCAATACGCTGAATACTGTATCGGTTGTATTCACCGGCTACCACTACCCCACCTTGGCAGAGCTGCTGACCGAGACGCAGGCCGCGCAGGCGGACACGGACGCCCTGGCGGTAGATCAGGAATACCGCGTCGCCCTGCTGGAGCTGGGACTGACCGATGACACCACCACTGACACCACCACATAATGAGGTAAAAACTATGTTGTATCGTATCTGTAAACGCCTGATCGAGCGCGGACAGACCGCTGGTCTTGCGGACAAGCTGGACGTGTTCTACGCCATTGGCCGCATCACCGAGGCCGAATATAAGGAGCTGATCGAGCTGCTGGCCCAGCAGGAGGCCGCCCATGGCACTTAATGCCTACTCTTGGACATTGGGGGGTGATCGCAATAAACAACACATTTTTGACCGCACTTTTTAACTTTTTGAGCCGTTTCTTTGCCGCTTTGGCGGAAGAACAGGTAGAACAGGAGGACACAATGGCATCTGTGACTGAGGTGACCGAGTGGACGGGAGCACCGCCCTACCGCTACATCGACGTAAGCCGGTATCAGGGCAGCATTACACTGGAGGGCTGGAAGAAGGTCAAGGCCGCTGGCTATCAGGGCGTCATGCTCAAGACCGTCAGCACAAACCGTAGGCTCTCCAAGCGAGCAGACGGCCTGTACATCGACCCGACCTTTGAAGCAAACTACCGCAACGCAAAGGCGGCAGGTCTGGCGGTGGGCGTGTATTACTACACCTACGCCACCAGCAAGGCAATGGCCGATGCAGAGCTTTCCCTGCTGGCTGACGCCCTGCGTGGCAAGACGCTGGAAATGCCTGTGGCAGTGGACGTGGAGGACAACAAATTCAGGGTTCTTGGCAAGCAGGCGCTGACCGACTTGACAGCCTACGCCCTGAAAAAGGTGGAGGACATGGGCTTTTATGCCCAGCTCTATACCTACACCAGCTTTGCTAAGACGCGCCTGTATATGGGCGGTGCTGCCCTCAGTCCCTACGACGTCTGGCTGGCCGACTACACAGGAAAGACACCTGCCGTGACCTTTGCCTACAATGCCCACCAGCACACCAGTAAGGGCAGTGTCCCTGGCATCTCCGGCCACGTTGACCTCAACGTCACTACCCTCAACTACCCCCGTATCATCAGTAAGAAGGGCCTGACCCGTCTCCGGGAGGGCAAATGACCGAAAAAGAAGCTCTACTGTGGGTGCTGGGCATCTTGGGCAGCCTGTGCGCTGCGGCCATCACCATCGACAAGGTGCTGGAAATTATCCACAAGTACATCAAAAAGGCGCAGGAGCCGGACAACGCGCAGAACAAGCGGCTTGACGAGATGGACAAGCGCTTGCAAACGTTAGAAACGGGCTATGCGCAACATTCTTTGGCGCTTGGGCGCGATTTGTCCCGCTTCGGGGAAATCGACGAAGTAAACCGCCTGACGCTTGAAGCCGTTCGTGCCCTGCTGGAAGCACAGCTGACCGGAAACAACGTGCCCGCTATGCAGGCCAGCAAGGAAAAAATCGATAATTACCTCATGGAAGGAGTAACGAAACATGGAAGCAATGCTTAATTTCATCCCCGCACCCGTCGCCCTGGTGCTGATGGCCCTGGGCTTTGTGTCTCTGGCCGTAGGGGCCATTCGCCTGGGCTATAAGCAGTACGTCAAACAGTGGGCGCTGGAGCTGGTGACCATCGCTGAGGACAGCATCATGGGCAGCGGTCAGGGCGCAAAGAAAAAGGCACAGGTTTTTGCCGCGCTGCGCGGCGCACTGCCGGACTGGCTGAAGCCTTTCATCACGGATGAAGTGCTGGACAGTGTGATTGAAAAGGCCGTCAGCATGATGAAAAAGGCGTTGGCAGAAAAGAAGCCTACCATTAACAAGGAGTAATTTATGATCGAGCTAAGCGTATCTCTCGCATCCAATGGCGTCGTCAAAGTGCCGGGCTATGAGCAGCTGTTGCGCTTTGGCTACACCAAAAACCGAGGCGTATACCGCCTTGCCGTCACTGTCACCGGCGAGTGGGAAGGGCTGATCATCCGCGCATTCTGGCATGTGCCAGGCGGCTCTGATCCGGCATCCTCGCTTGTAGTGGACGGTCTGGTGGCCGTGCCTGCCAGCGTGACCGCACAGCCCGGCACCGGGTGTGTGACATTTGAGGGCACCGACGGCACCAAGACCGTCACCAGCGCAGACCTGCGGTATCGTGTCAGCGCCAACAGCGGCACGGAGGACGGCACCACGCCGGAACCGGGCACTCCTGCATGGCAGCAGCTGGTGGATGCCGTGCACACCGATGCCGCCGCCGCAGAGCAGGCCAAGACCGACGCACAGACTGCGGCGCGGCAGGCAGGAGCAGCCGCACAAAAGGCCGCTGCCAGCGAGAAAGCTGCCGGTGACGCACAGAAAAAGGCCGCTGAGAGCTTGCAGGAGCTCAAGGACGGCATTGCGTCCGGGGAATTTAAGGGGGAGCCGGGAGCTACCGGACCGGTCGGCCCTGAAGGGCCACAGGGCGCACAAGGCTTGCCCGGCCCACAAGGTCCCAAAGGTGACCCCGGAGAGACCGGCCCGCAGGGGCCGCAGGGCGAGAAGGGCGAGACCGGAGCGCAGGGCCCTGCTGGTGCCGACGGCAAGGACGGAGCACCCGGCAAAGACGCCATCGTGGATGCCACCCTGACCCAGAGCGGGCAGGCCGCTGACGCCAAAGTGACCGGCGATGCGCTGGCGACCAAAGCAGTCATAGACGACACCACAGTCGGCACCGACGCCTGGAGCAGCAAGCACATCGTGGATATGCTCTGCCCGCCCATCTCTGAGACCGGCAACCCGGTGCAGTATTACCCGGTGGCGGGATATCCGCTGGGCTGTAAGGTGAGCTGGGAGCCAACGCAGGAAGGCAGTGGTGACCCATCGCCTGACAATGTTCGCCCAATTAAGGGCAGGGACAGCGTGACAGCCGAGCGGTGCGGGGAGAATTTGGTAAAATTTCCATACTCTACTTCTACTGCTAATAGGAACGGACTTGTTATCGAGTCACAACAGGATGGTAGCATAACTGTTAATGGCACAGCAACAGCAGACACATGGTATGCAATTAACAATGGCATTGAAAAAAGACTGCCTATGAACACACCCATGACATTAAGTGGTTGCCCAGCTGGTGGATCAACGAAAAGCTATTATATTGGCTTATATCTCGGAGGAAAATGGTTTGCTGATACAGGAAATGGCAATACAAACATTAAGTTTATAACGCGTGAAATTGTATCACGCGTCGAAGTTAGTATAATCAAAGGAACCGTTTGCAACAACTTAACGTTTTATCCAAAGATTGAAGTCGGAATCACAATTACACCATATAGCAAGTACACCGGCCAAACCACAGCCCTCACTCTGCCCTCCACCATCTACGGCGGCACGGTGGATGCAGTGACTGGCGAAGGCCAAAATCTATACGATGTCCTAACATTAACCGGAGAAGAAAACTGGAAGAAAGACGATAATTATATCGTATTGAACGGAGCAACCACTAAAATAAATATTCCGTTAAATGGCGTATGCAGTCATTTTCTGTATCGCTACAATTATGGTGGCGACAGTCTTTTTGTTGACTCCTTCAATATCTACCTTGGATCGACAATGGCTAAAAAATACACACTCGATGAGTGGAAAGCGCTTCTCGCCGCTCAATACGCCGCCAGGACGCCGGTGCAGATTGCATACAAGCTCGCAGAGCCTATCCCTTTTACAGCTACCGGCGCACAGGCGTTGCCCGCCCTCCCCGGCGTGAACACCCTGCTGACCGACGCGGACAGCGTGACGGTGACCGGCAGGGCAGACCCCATCAAGCGCATCACTGACCTTGAGGATGCTGTGGCATCAATGACCAACACATAAGGAGGTACACATGGCTATCAAAAGTAAAGCACGGCATGACCTGACCCTGCGCTCCATCAAGCGGGAAATCGCCGCAGGACGCGATGTTGCGTTCTGGCTGGATAAAGCATACATGCACTACGACAGCGGCCTTTTAACCGAGGACGACATCGCAGAGGTGGAGGCCCTTGCACGGGCGTACTACGATGCTCTGGACGCGGAGGATAAGGCGGACGCTGAGGAAATCACACTGTAAGGAGACATAACACATGAACGCAGTAAATGTTGAAGATTTGCTCGATTTGATTGAAGATATGAAACGCGTATCTGCGAATGAAATTATCGCTGCATCAAAAGAGAACAATGAGCTGGAGCGCATCGCACACATCGCAACGGAAGCAACTTATAATGCCGTTATCGAAAAGTTGGAAAGCCTCCGCGTGTACGCAGTAACCGTTTTGGATAGCAAGGAGTAATACCATGAGCAGCACTACATACGACGATTTTGTTGACCTCAACAAAATCGCACAAGAACATTTTCGTGATGTCACAAAAATGGTGACAAAACGTCACCGTTTCGCCGCGATTGGTAATATGGTGCGCAACGCCGGACAGCTGCCGCAGCCCTTCTGGCTCGGTGCTGCCTGTGGCGGCGGCTCGCATAGTGCTGCCCGCTGCGCTGCAAGGACTTGACCGACAGCAGATGACCGCCGCCATCAAAAACGCACCGCTTGGGAGGGTAGACCGTAAGATAGCCTTACTGCGGTACGTTGAGCGGCTCCCGCTGCCGGACATTGCAGCACAGACACATTATAGTCGGACGGCGGTAGGCTACCGGTTGAAAGGCATTGATAAAATGCTTGATGTGTGATATACTAACTTTGACTTATGGATTAGTTTTGAGCTTCTGCTCAGGCAATTCAAAAGCGGCAGGCTTTCGGGTCTGCCGCTTTTCTTTTTATACGATTTGTGGTATAATATATCCAAGGAAACCCGACCGGCCTCTCAACGATGCGCATTAGGCCGGGGCGTCCAAGAGCCAACTCCGTGCTCAACGGAGAATTAAAAAAGCAGTCGCCAGATTCGGCGCTGAACAGTCTCCCACCCGCCTACTTACAGTGCGTACCATGTGGGAGACGCAGAAAGCCCCCGGTGTTTCGTTTTGAGCATCGGGGGTTATTTATTTTTCAAGCGTTCATGCGGATTTTTCCGTGTGGGCGCTCTTTTTTTGCTTAAAATAATCAAGCTCTAATCAAGATTTAATCAAGATTTAATCAAGCTCTAATCAAGATTTTTGTCCTTCGTTGGTCGCTCGTTGCCTCTCCCGCCGGGCGGCTCTGCTACACTGGGCGCAAAGGAGGCAAGCGCCAATGTGGATCAAGTTCAGCCCCAACCCCCACGGGGGCAGCGTCGGAGACTGTGCTGTGCGTGCGGTAGCTGCGGCCACTGGGCAGAGCTGGGAGCAGGCCTACATTGGATTGGCGCTGACCGGCTTTGCTCTCGGCGATATGCCCAGCGCCAACCGCACATGGGGCGCGTACCTCCAGAAGCACGGATTCAAGCGTCGCCTTGTCGAGGCGGACTGCACCACCTGTTACACGGTGGCAGATTTTGCCCGGGAGTACCCGAACGGCGTGTATGTACTGGGCTGCTCCGGCCACGTTCTGGCTGTGGTCAACGGCGACTGGCTGGACAGCTGGGACAGCGGCGCAGAATGCCCGATTTACTACTGGTATAAGGAGGAGTAAGCAATGCCGATCTATAACGGATACCCACAAGTGTATTACCCGCAACAGCCGCAGGGGCAGCTTGAACAGCTCAGGGCAGCACAGTACCAGCCCCAGCCCGTCATGATGCCTACAATGCAGGGGCAGGCCGCACCGGCTGACAGCGGTTTTATCTGGGTACAGGGTGAAGCGGCAGCTCGGGGCTATCTGGTCGCCAACGGGAGCCGGGTGCTTTTACTGGATGCCGATTCCGATACCTTTTACATCAAAGAAGTGGGACAGGACGGCAGGCCGTTCCCTCTCCGCATCTACGACTACAAAGAACGCACCAGCGGCCCCAAAGCGTCGATCGCTGCCACGCAAGCCGCAGGCGGGGAGTATGTCACCCGCAAGGAGTTCGACGCGCTGGCGGCAAAGCTGGCGGCGTTGGAGAAGCAGGAAGCACCAGAGCCGGAAAAGGAGAGCTAAACGATGAGCAACAGCTTGTACAACTCGATGGGCCGACAGACCCAGAACCCCATTGGCGGGCAGTTCCAGCAGTTTATGGGCCAGATGCAGGGAAAGAACCCGCAGGAGATGATAAACCAGATGCTCACCTCCGGCCAGCTCTCACAGCAGCAGCTCAACGCCATTCAGCAGCGGGCGCAGCAGATCGCGCCGATGCTCAACGGCATGAAAAATATGTTTGGATTCTAAAATGCGGCCGCATTTAGAATAAATTTCAAAATCTAACGTAAAGGAGTAAAACTATGTCTCTTTCTTCTGATAGCACGGTTCTGACCATGCCGGTACAGCCCGCCAATGGCTACAGCAACGGCTTCAACGGCTGGGGCGGCGACTGGATGGGCTGGATCGTCCTCTTCCTGATTTTCGGCATGTTCGGCTGGGGCGGCATGGGCGGCTTTGGCTGGGGCGGCGGCATGGGCGGCGCTTCGACTTATATGACCAGCGCTGTCACACAGGCAGACCTGCAGCGCGGCTTCGATAACCAGAGTGTCATGAACAAGCTGAACGGGCTGGAAAGCGGCCTGTGTGATGGCTTCTATGCCATGAACACTGGGATGCTTCAGGGCTTCAACGGCGTGCAGCAGGGCCTGAACGGTGTCACCAACGCCATGCAGCAGGGCTTCAACAGCACCAACGTTGCGCTGATGCAGGGTCAGAATGCTCTGGCTACACAGCTGGCAGACTGCTGCTGCAAGACCCAGACCGCAATCCAGGGCGTCAACTACAATCTGGCCACTCAGGAGTGCGACACCCGGAACCAGATGCAGCAGGGCTTCTGCGCAACGCAGAACACCATGAACAACAACGCCCGGGACATCATCGAGAATCAGAACAGCAACACCCGCGCGGTGCTCGACTTCCTGACCAATGATAAGATCGCCACCCTGCAGAGCGAGAACGACGAGCTGCGCCGGGCTGCTTCTCAGGATCGCCAGAGCGCGTTCCTGACCACCGCGATGAACGCGCAGACCAACCAGATCATCGGGACTCTGCAGCAGAAAGCTCCCGTGCCTGCCTATCAGGTGCCTAACCCCAACGCCATTTACTATGGCTGTGGGACCGGCTGCGGCAGCTGCGCCTAACCAAATAACGGCAACTGACTACAATTTGTAGTCTGTTCAGCCCCTGAGCTGATTTTGCAAACCAGAGCGCCGGGGCAAAAGTCCCGGCGTTTTTATTATGAAAGGAGCCGATAAAATGGCTGAATTTACATCTGTCGCAACCCAGACTGTGGCAGTTGGGCAGAACCTTCCCCTCACCGAGACTGCGGCGAAAGCGCCTGCGTGCATTGTGCACCGTGCTGGCAGCGGCCTTGTGACGCTGCGCGGCCTAACAAGCGGGCAGTGCCGGGCCCGCTTCAAGGTGAGCTTTGGCGGAAATATCGCCATTCCCACCGGCGGCACCGTGGGGCCCGTTTCCGTGGCGCTGTCTGTCGGCGGTGAGGCACTCAATAGCGCGACCGCCATTGTCACACCTGCTGCAGTCGAAAACTACTTCAATGTTTTTGTGGCAGCGTTCATCGAGGTGCCGCGCGGCTGCTGCGTGACTGTGGCAGTTAAGAACACCAGCGCGCAGGCGGTCAGCATTGCAAACAGCAACCTGATCGTTGAGCGGGTAGCATAAGAAAGGAGATAAAGCCATGCTGGATAAACTGAACCATCTGAAAGATGAAATGTGCGACGAGCTTATGGAGCTGACCGACAAAAAGAACCGTTCCCCGGGCGATGTTGAGATGATCGGCGAGATCGTGGACATCATTCTGGACATCCACCGCATTGCGGACTACTGCGAGGGCGGCGAGTACAGCCGAACAGGCGAGTGGGAAGCTGACATGCGCGGGACTTTTGGCCACGATGCCGGAAACGGTTACAACCGGGGGAACAGCTATGCCAACCGTGGCCGTCACTATGTGCGCGGTCACTACTCCCGCACGGATGGCCGTGAGCGCATGATCTCTGACATCGAGGACATGATGCAGGAAGCCACCGGCGCAGAGCGCGATGCATACAAGCGGGCCGCTGACATCTTGCGCAACGCATAAGAAAGTGGGCGGCAGGCATGGACATTGACGAGATCAATGAGCACATCCGCAAGCTCAAGTGCGAGGAAACCAGCTGGCAGAGTGTCAACAAACTTGCCGCTCTCTGCACTGTGCGCGATGAGCTGGAAGAAAAGCAGCGGCCGGACCCGCAGTCCGTGGCCGTGCAAAAGACGGAGGTGCCAGCGTACTCTACAGCACCTGATCCGCAAAGCGACTTTGTGGCAGCCGCCAGCTCTGTTCCTTTTGGCGGTCTGATGCAGGTGCTTGACGAGCACATGAAGGCAATAAAGCTGGTGTACCCAAAAGAGTATGAGCTCGTAATGCGAAAGATAAGCGACTTGTAAAAAGACATAGAATGTGCTATTTTTACATAAGCTTCAGCGTTTTGGCACGGGATGCATAATCTAGCAGAAAGCTAACAAATTGATAATTATTCACGTTAAAACGATAAATAAATTTGATTTGTAATCAGTGGGTTGCAGGTTCAACTCCTGTCACCAGCTCCAAAAATAAGCGTATAGGCGATAAAAACAAGTCGCCTATACGCTTTTCTTTTTGTTGAAACCGTGCAAAAACACCTGAAAACGTGTGATAACCTAACAAACAATCTAACAAGTCAGTACTTCATCTTCTGCATTTCCCGCAACAAATATGTCGGGTCGTTGTGTGACACGTACTTGTTTGCCGTGGTGGAGAAATTCTTGTGACCGAGGATTGCCTGCACAGCGGTTTTTTCCAGACCGCACTCCACCATTTTACTGCTGGCCGTATGACGCAGCGTATGCGGGTGCACCCCCTCTATATGGCATTCCTGCATCAACGCCCGGAACTTTGTAGCCACGTTGCGCTTATCCAGCTTTGTGCCAGCCTTGGATGGAATCAGCCACTCACAGCCGCTGTCAAGCATCCAGAAGGCAATGATTTTGTAAATGGGGTCCAAAATAGGGATAATGCGGTTCTTGCCCGCTTCTGTCTTTTCACCGCCCTGCATGTACCGCTCTTTCAGATGCACATCCTCGCAGCGCATGGAAAGCAGCTCGTCGATGCGCATGCCGGTATAAAGCAGTACCATTGCGATTTGCGCCGTCTGCCCAAACCTCGGGTCGTCTTGTCGGCTGCTGATCTGCTCGATCTCTTGGGCGGTCAGGGTGCGCTCCGCTTTTCCTGTAGCCGCCGGGAGCTGCAGTAGCATGGCATAATTTTTGTTTATGATGTCCTGCGCCATTGCCCACTCGCAGATCTGGCTAAAAAGCGTGCGCTGTTTTTCACAGGAGCTTCGGGAGAGCCCCTTTTCCACCATTGCGTCAATGACCTGTTGATAATCTGCCGCTTTCAAGTCCCGCAGCTGTCGGTCGTATAGCGGCGCAGCCTTTGCATAGGCCAGCTCGTACCCCTTTTGCATGTCCGTGCTGAGCTTGTCAAATTTGGGTTGCGCTTTCCATTGGGCATAGGCATCCGCAAAGGTGCATTTCAGACGCGCTGCGGGGGTGTTCTGGGCGTTGTAAGCGTCCAGTGCTTGTACGGCTTCGCCTGCTGTTTCAAACGTGCCCAAAACATCCCTGCAGGCTGTAAGCGCCACATACGGTCTTGCCCGCGTTCCGCTCAACTTATACACGCTGCCGCTGCCCTTGGGACGGCGGCGCTTTTTTCTTTGCTGCGGGGCAGCTTCCGGCTGCTTCTTCCCGCACCACGGGCAAAAAGAAGCACCATCCGGGATCTCTTTCCGGCAGCATGGTCTCACGCATTTCATGGCTTACTCCTTTTTCTGCCCGATATATCCGAAGGCACCATTTTCAGCAGCGGCCCTTCCGGCCTTGTAGTTGATTTTCAGGTCGTCAATGGGAGGATGCGGAGCGTCCGGGCATGGGTCTAGGCCCATGCTCTGGGCAAAGCTGTATTGGTCTATGATGGTCCCGCACACGCTGACCCGGTTGTTGAGTGGGCAGTGCAGGTTTGCTGCCATCTCGGAGATCACCGCAGGCGGACTGCTACCGTGTCGGCCCTTCAGAATGAAAAGCAGCAGTCGCTTCGTGATGGGCGGCAGAGCCCTCATCAGCAGATGCAGCTCCCAATCTACAGAATCTTCCAGCCTTTCGCTGTCGGAAACCGCATACAGATCTGGGTGCAGCATCTCCATAAACACGGTGATGGGGGACACCCCACATGCTGTGCACCAATCCATGACCTCGTCACTGTCCGGGCTGGTGCAGCCTTTTTCCCAGCTCTGTACCGTCCTCTCACCCTTCTCGATGAGCCTTGCGATCTCCACTTGGCTCAGGCCGGCAGATACCCTGGCCTTTGCAAGCGCTTTTCCAATCTGGGTTGCCGTAAAATAACTCATACTTTTGCCCCCGTAAAACCAACGTGTTTTTAACAGAAAATGGCGCAGAAAAAATCTGCGCCATTCGACAAAAAATATCCGTATTTTGTTTTCCAACGGCGCATGGTAGAATTTGGAACATAAGACATAAATGTGCACAAAAGAAAGGGGAAAACAAAATGGATTTTGAGCAAAGAAACGGTAAAGAAACCGAAATGACCATCATCGACGGTATGCCTGCCACCGTTTTGAACGGAACCGACCGCACACCACAGCCTTGGGAGGACTGACTATGGAGAAGATGAGCCACTTTTGCACGCACATCCGCGCCGCGCTTGCCTGCTACGTTGATATGACTCCGGAGCAGCAAGCCCTTGCCACCATGTACGCCGCCCGCAAGATCAATACACTGCACGCATTACATATGACAGCCAAAACGCCCGGCGGCGCAGAGACCGGAGCAGGGGAGTTGTTGCAAAAAATGCAACAACTCGATGCAACCTATCAAAAAGAGTGATGGGCAAACCCATTGACTGCGACAACACACGGTTGTATAATGCGGTTGTAAATAAGTTTACACATCAATATCCAACAGCAGTGACACCGTATTCTGCCTGGCTTTGGCTAAATCCCTCAAACTCTAGCTGTTCAATCAGACCGGAGCGAGAGAAGGACATGGAATTGATATAATTTTTTGCTCTTATCGCAGCCTGTTCGTTCCAGTCGGCGCCACAATGATCTACGGCATAAGTAGCATCTTCCGTGGAATATCCTTCATACTCAAGCTGGCCTTCAAGGCTGCTGTAAGAGAATCCCATACCAGCACTCAGGTAGTTTTCGGCAGACCGCAAAGCGTTTCTCTGCCCCATTGTAAGGCTATCATCGGCAGAAATTGACGATTTTATGGACGTGCTGCTCTTTGTTCCGGACGCTGAACTTGTCGTGCCGGAAGAAGGGGTGATCATCATAACGAACACGATCAGCGCAACACTAACAGCGACCGCACATCCGCATCCGTGACCTTTTTTCTTCTTTTCAGGTTTTTCGTCCGATTCGATAGCTGCTGTCACGGAACCCGAAGCAACAGGTGCTCCACATTCAGGGCAGAATTTCACGTTCTCAATTTCAGCTCCGCATTTTGGACATTTCATAAAACGCACCTCACATATACAAAAATGAGCAGCCAACCAGCTGCCATAAAACAAAATTATCAAAGAGCTTTGCCAAAGGAGGAAAATAAAGTGCAAGAAAATAGCACAAAATTGATGAAAGAAACCACGGAATGTGTTATACTTGAGAAAATCAAGATTGCACTTTCCCTTGGTATCGACGTGGATAAACTCTTAAAGGAGGCAACGCAAAATGTCGAATAATGTGCTTCTTTTCATCATCGCCGTGTTTGTTATCGCAATGTTTGCGATTCTCGCTTACGAGTTCCTTAATCTCAATGACTTTGCACTTTTTCGGTCTAATCCCAAACAGGAGCCGGAGCAAAAGTGCGTCGGCATCCCTTTAGAGTACCTTAAAACAGAAGTCACTTATAAAGGTGTTACCCTTGCAGACCTTCTGGAATTGTGCCCCACTGAGCATTTCCGCATCAAAGACGGCCTTGGCGGATACTTATCAATAACCCTTGGCGGCGATGATACAATAGCACCGCGCAAATACAAGGGGATATACGTTACCAGCCTCGACCCTTGTTCCTATGAGCTGGAAGTTTCAGACTCTTCGCTCCTTTGAGAGAGAAGAAGGGTCAGCAGAGCGGAGATGACCGCAATCGAAGCACTTTGAAAGAACTGCTTCCGCGAGATTCTCCGCTCTCTTTGTTGTTTAAGGAAGTACGTCCGTCCCTTGGCGGTCAGAATCATGCACGGCACTACGACGGCGCCGTTTTCTTTCTGTTGGACTTTGCGTTGCATCTCGACAAGGCCATCCGAAACCAGCAGGTCTGCAAGAACCGGAGCGTCCGCTTTGAACTTTTCCGCAAAGACGGGAGTCGGCGTGTCCGGCGCTGTCGGGCACTTTTCGTAAATCTCAAGAAGAAAATCAAGTGCTTCCTCTTCCCTCTTCAAATCAACCATTTTTCTCCAGCTTCTCAGCAATTGCGGCATCCAGCATTTTATTAAATAGTGCACGTGTAGATTCATCCAGCTGCATGAACTTCTCCGCAAAAGCCTTTGCTTCCACGTCCAGCCTACTCCCTTCACCGGGGGTGGGCTTTTCTTTTTGCTCCTCGCCGGTCAAGTCCTCCCGTGCAACGCCAAAATAGACAGCTAACTTTTCTAACGTCACTTCTGAGGGCTTCTTTCCTTTTTTCCATCCAGTTGCTGCCGCATTGGAAAGACCTATTTTTTTCGACACGGCAGTTGGAGATTCTTGTCGAGCAGCACACAGCTTCAAATAGTTTTCGTAAAAAATGCTCATAACAGCACTCCGTTTCTGTGCATATCCACGAAAGCTAGTAAAGTTAGTAAAAAATGTTGACAACTAACTTTGCTAGCTGTATAATGCTCTTGTCAGTTGAAATAGTTAACAAAACACAAAGCCCCGGCGGGAACCCGCCTAAGCTATTTTTACTTGTATTCTGCAATTACATAGTAGCACACTTTGTAAACTTTTTCAACTGGTATTTGACACGGCGATAAGAAAAAATCTGCCTGCGGTTGTTTCACAGACAGACTTTTCACCGATTTGTCACCAGAACGCACTTGCACCCCGGCGGTAATGCAAACATGCGCGTTTGCACGTCTTTTTCGCCATGCGCGGCGTAAAAGTAACGCCGGAGCTGCAAAAACAACTTGCAGGGCTATGGGTACGCCGCTTCCTTTGGCGGGTCGGCACCGCCTTGTAAGCCCTAGCGCTTCACGCACTTGCTCGTGTCTGGAACTGGCTGGCTCAAAAGTTTGGTCATCGAAATCACCTTCCTTTTGAATCAGTTTAACTAGGAGCCGTGAACAGTATAGCAAATCGGTGCGCCGTTGTCAATTTTGTTTCAACTTGCGTTTTAAAGGAGGTGTGAAAGTGCCTGAAAAATGGACAGGCCGTTTAGTAGGCCGGATGCACAACAACCAGATTACAGTAGACGACGTAGCAAAGCATCTTGGTTTTTCGAGAAGCTACTGTTCACTAATTTTGAACAGCAAGCGCAACCCTCCCGGCATTCGGGAAAAGATGGAAACTGCCGTCAGCGAGATCATCAAGGAAAAGGAGGACAAAACGGCATGAGCGAATTAAACAATCTCATCCCCGTTAGCTACGAAAACCCGGAGCGCCCCACGGTGAGTGGCCGGGAGCTGCACGAGTTTTTGCAGGTCAAGACGGCCTATAAGGACTGGTTTCCCCGCATGGTGGAGTACGGCTTCACCGAGGGTGAGGATTTCAACCCGCTCAAAATTGAGCGGGTTCAGGACGAGGGCGGACGCAAAGTCAGCCGAACACTCGATGACCACCAGCTCACCATCCCGATGGCGAAGGAGCTGTGCATGATCCAGCGCAATGAGCGTGGCAAGCAGGCACGGCAATATTTTCTGGCCATCGAAGCCCAGTGGAACAGCCCGGAAGCGGTCATGCGCCGGGCGGTGCTTATCGCCCAGAAGCAGAACGACCAGCTCAAGGCCGCCAACCGTCAGCTTCTGGCAGAGAACAACGACCTGAAGCCGGATGCAGAGTATGCCCGGGCGGTGTGCGTGGGCAAGAACTGCCGCACCACTACCAGCCTTGCCAAGGATTACGGCCTGAGCGCCGAGAAACTCAACAGCATCCTCCACGGCCTGAAGATCCAGTACAAGACCAGCGACGGCCAGTGGGTGCTATACGCCAAGTATTGCGGCAAGGGCTACACCAAAAACCGCAAATCCACTCCGTTCCAGCACAAGAGCACCGGCGAGTGGGACACCAAGAACACCACCGTATGGACGGAAGCGGGTCAGCGGTTCATTTATGAGCAGCTCAAGGTCGTGGGAATGCTGCCCAGCGTGGAGCGCAGGCAGAGCGTGGAGCAGATGGAACTTGCCGCCCGGCAGCATAACCAGGACGGGGTGGCGTAAGGATAATTTTGGAGGTTATCATTATGAAAAAACTGCATGTGAAAGCTACGTTTATTGAGCCGGTGCTGGGCACATGGCCCGCAAACCCCAATGTTGCCCGCGAGTTTATCGCCAGCAAGTCGCCGGATGCTGCAACCATCGAGGATGAAGTGGCGGCTCTTGGCCCTGATGCGGTAGCCGACAAGGGCATGACCGTTTTCCCGCGTGACCCGGACGGCAATCCGATTTTTTACGATTACCAAATCAAAGGCATGTTTAAGGATGCTTGCGGTATGCTTTCCCGCATCGGCGGCAAGACCGAGACTGGCAAGAAGAAGGCCGTGAACGAAAGCGGCAAGCTGACTGCTTACAAGAAGGTCATTGACGGTCTGATCTTCGTTCAGCCCCGCATGATTCTCATTCACGTGAACGGTGAGATTACCGACTGCCAGCGTCCGCTGCGCGCTCAGACCGCACAGGGCGAGCGCGTGAGCCTTGCCAATAGTGAGGAGATCCCGGCGGGCAGCACCTGCGAGTTTGACGTGACCCTCCTTGACGACAGCCACGAAAAGGTTGTGCGTGAGTGGCTGGATTATGGCATTCTGCGCGGCATCGGCCAGTGGCGCAACAGCGGAAAGGGCCGCTTTACCTACATCGCCTATGAGGTGAAGGCCTGAGAGCAAGGGCATGGCATTGACGGCCCTGATTCGCGGAGGCGGTGCAGCTCGAGGCGTGGCAATGGCAAGGCTGAGTTCGATTGGCCGTGCGATGCTTGGCAAAGGCAAGGCACGGCGGTGCAAAGCAAAGGCTATGAGGTGAACTGCTGTGCAGTGGCACTGAGAAGCACGGACAGGCAAGACAAAGGAATGGCAGAGAAAAGCGCTGATGTGATTTGCGAAGGAAAAGTGGTGCACCGTAACGATTCGCTGCGGCAAGGCTTTGCTTCGGATGCATTGGCATGGCAGAGAGAAGAAATGCCGTGATTTGCGCAGCAATGGCATAGCAAAGAGGGGCCAGGCGCAGCGATGGCACAGCAAAGAAAAGACATTTTATTAAACATTTTATTAAAAGGAGAAACGAGCATGAAAAAAATTATTGTTGGTGTAGCGTCCGTATTGGCAAGCGCTTTGCTGATGGCCGGATGCAATAAGCAGGTTATTGACCTGACCTATGAATACAACTGGGCGCAGATGAAAATGCCAGACGGAACGATTGTCGAGGGCAATGTCGAAAGCTGGTGCGACTATGAAGGCGACCAGCTTCAGGTTGTGATTGACGGTGTGACCTATCTGGTTCATTCGTCCAACATTGTTATGCGTCATTGATGCAAGGAGGACACCCATGAGTGAGAAGATCATCGCCTACAAGGCCATGAACAAAAATATGAAGTGCCGTGACAAGCAGTACGAAGTGGGTAAGACCTACACCGAAGAAAAAGCCGACTGCTGCACCGCCGGAATGCACGCCTGCGAGAACCCGCTGGATGTGCTGCACTACTACCCGTTGAAGGATGGCCCGCGCTTTTTTGAGGTCGAGTGCGGCGGGAACGTGGATAAAAGCGAAGAGGACAGTAAACTGGCCTGCACTGAGCTGACGGTGAAAGGTGAGGTGAATTTTGCAGGGCTGGTAAAAGCTACGGTGAATGCCGTTTTTAATCGGGTGAAGGGCAAAGAACCTTTTTCGAGCGGCCGTTACAGCACGGCGGGTTCGAGCGGCGATTACAGCACGGCGGGTTCCAGCGGCTATTCCAGCACGGCGGGTTCGAGCGGCGATTACAGCACGGCGGGTTCCAGCGGCTATTCCAGCACGGCGGGTTCCAGCGGCTATTCCAGCACGGCGGGTTCGAGCGGCGATTAC